TCTTTATTTTTTGCATCTTTCTTTAATTGAGATGCTTTGATTCTTTCGTTGATTTGTTGTAATTCTTCTCTAGCTTGAGTTGCTAGTTCTTCGCGTTCCGCTAAATCTAAAGTTTCAGGATCCTTTGCGAATCCTTCGCCGTCTTCCCATAATGGAGTTTTTGCTCCATCAATTGGGAGACCTTTTGCGTATCGTATTAATATCTCACGCATTGTCATTGTTTGATCTGGTACTGTTTCTGACGGTTGGTTATTAACTTCTCCTTTATAAGGAAAGTCTTTTGCGTTTCCGCTGTTTTTGATGTTTCTCATAGTTTTTGTCTTTGTGATGATTGTTTTTTGTTTCTACGAAATTGGTTCAAATGTCTTTGAACCATATGGAAGTCGAAATTTTCGATTCCTATCTCCTTTAATAAGTCGTCTGTTTGTTTTTCGGCTAGTTGTTTCATATGTATTGAAATTATGAATTTTTCGCCGTCTTTATACATTTTGTCTTTGTAGTATCTTGGCATTGATGCCTTTTTTCCATCTTTTAATGGTAGATACATACGTTCTTCTAATTTATTTTTATGCCATTTAATGGCTTGTGGTGTAAGATAAGATTTTCCTAATCCTTTTGACATTACTGAAAATTCTTTTTGTCTATCATCTTGTTCGAACATGGGTATTTGTTTTTCTTTTGATATATATTTTAAAGTATACCCAATACTAGCATCGTTAACATCGCCAAAATGGCAATGACCGATAAGAGTATTATTAAGATTCCAAGCGCTCTCAACGCTGTTACAATTACCATTAAAAAGGATAATATGATAATGTGGGCGTTGCGTTTTATCTCCATATTCGCCCACTGCGTAGTAAGATATTTTTTCATGAGTTAATTTTCTTAATCGTTTGAAAAATTTTTGTAAATCTGTTTTACGTAATGTTTGTAATCCGTTTTCTGATATTGGCACGTTTGATTCGTCGTATGTTAAGGTAACGAATTGTGATGTGTTGCTTACTTGGCCATGTTTTGATAATCGGAAACTCCACCCCGAAATCCTTCTCTTCAGACAGGGTGGGCATTTCCCACATGGAAATGGAATGTAGCCCATTGTGACTCCATTCACTATTTCCATTTTTTTGTAGTAGGGTGTTATACATCTTGTTGACATGTTAGAAGTTTGGTGTTCCGAACTTAGGCATTGGCCTTACTGCTTTTATTTTGTGCATTATTTGACAATATAAATTGTCTTCTCCGTCCTGTACTGCGAAAATTCTTTCGACCTGGTCAGGATCGCATTCTATAAATGCTTGGTTTAATGCTGGTTGATTTGCAAATATTCTACCTAAATGCCAAAAATTTAATGCGTTTGTTCTAAATTCTGCAGCTACTCTTGATGGTTGATATTTGTATTCGGCATATCGTGGTACATATCCGAATGTATCTTCTGCTGTTGCTGTGTATGCGAATAACTCGTTATTTGTTACAGGTTGTTCGCCAATATGAGCAAATGATGGCCAGAAGAAATCTAGTGGATCTGATTTAAGGTATGTTTTTGGTATTCCTTGTTGATATGCGGGTTTTGGCATTACGGACATAATACCGATAATGTATCCATGTTCTTCGCAAAAATAATTACCATATTTTCCTGTTGATACTGCTACTCCGTGTCCTGCCATGTTACCTTGAGCTTCTTCTGCTGTTGCTGATGTGTTTAATACTTCTGATATAATAACTGGTGTTTTTAATCCTGTTATATATTCTGGTCTTTGTAATCTTTTATCTGATGATCTAACTCCGAAATGCATTAAAATGTTTTCAATGTATCTTGTTCCACCTCTAGCGTTTTTTTCTAACCATTCTTGTAGTCTAAATGCTCTACGTAAATCATTTATAGTAGTAGGTTGTATATCTAATTCTGAAGTTTTAGCAATTAAATTAGGATTTCCTGTTGTTGATACACCTGATGAATTACCTACTGTCACTGCACCTTGACTTGATGAATTTAAATATGCTTCTATTGAGTTTGCATTTAAATTTAGTGAATTCCAATTAACTGCTACATCTGTGTCTATTGATCCAATTGGTATATCTACTGCTGTTCCTTTTTGTGCAAAGGGTAGGGCGGCTGTAAAATAATCATGTTCCCATGCTCTTTGTCGCATTTTTACTAAATCGACTACGTCTCCTGTATTATTTCCGTCTGTTAATGTATAATCAACTTCTGTTACTAAGTTTTCGTCTCTATAATATTCGTTATATATTGCTTGGTATGCTGCTAGTGGTAAAGCATTTAAAGCTTGTGTTATTCCTGTACCTGTGTTTGGGGGTACTCCCATATAATCTAAAAATTTTTTTTGATCTGCTGTAAAATCGTCTGTATAATTTATATATGGTAATGGGTTAGGTGTGTTTGCGTCTACTATGAATTTTTCCCAATTTTCCCATGTTAGTCTGTTTGGTACAAAAAAGTAGTGTACTGATACGTCCATGCGGTGCATGACAGGTGCGATCATTGGGGCAAATCTAATAAGACTATCGCAGCCTATTTGAAAGCTGTCGCCTGGTACACATTCTGTTACTAATACAGGTGTTAAGTTGCCCATTTTCATAGACATTTTTACGTCATGACTTAAGTCGAATACGTTTTTTTTCGGTTTTTCTACTTGTACCGAGTTGAAGATGTTTTTTCCCATTGTTGTGGATTTTTTGTTGATAATTAAAGTCTAATACCGCCTCTTGATACGAAATATGTTCCAAGTTTTTTGGATTTGGAACGTTTACCTTTTGAGTAAGTTCCGCGTTTTTTGTAGCCTTTGCTACTTTTTCTGTAGGCCATGTTGTTGATTTTTAATTGTTTATAATTCTATTTAACATAATATTTTGCTTATAATTAACATATAGTTAAGTATGTATTAGTAAGTTATGAAATTTATTTGAGATTTTATTTTAATCCCCTACCCTAGTAGGGTTTATCTTGTTAATGCTGTTACTAATATTTTTAATAATGATGATGATAGTGGGCCGGCGGCTCCAACGTAATCATCTATTTGTTGTTTCCATTTTGCTTCTATGGCTGTTATATCGTTTTTCTTTAATTGTCCATCTGTTATAGCTTGTATTTGTTCAGCCATAAATCCTTTTAATTTTGTTTCTGCTTGTACATTCTGTCCCATGATCCATTGGTATTGTCTTGATGCTATTATTGATTCTATTTGTTCTTCTATTAATTTATATTTTGGACCAAACAAGTCTTGTTGATTTTTTGACAATCTTATATCGTTCATAAATTTTTTTGTTTGTTCTTTTATTCTTTCATTAGTTAATCCAGGTGTATTTGTTCTATCTGGTAATGTTTGTTCTTTATATTGATTGTCTAATTTAAGACTTTCTATCTGTTGTTTTTGTATTTCTAATGCGTTTTGTTGTTGTTGTACCCCAAAGTATTGGGATACTATTTGAGCTCCGTCGATTTGTGGTGCGTTTGGCGACCATGATTTTGTGTCTGTTGATCGTACGGGTTGTGATATTGAGTTTGCACCGCCCCCATATATAAGGTGGGGGGATAGTCCGGCTTCTTTTAATCGTGCCATTTGTTGTAATGGTGCGTTGTACTCATTTGTTCTTGCCCAGTCCGCTAATGCGTCTGTACGTTGTTTTTGGTACATTGCTTCGTTCCACTCGCGTGTTTTTCTATTTGTTGCCCCTTGTGATAATGCGTTTGCTGCTGATGATCCAGCTGATATAAGTGAAGGTATTGCTGATGCTAATTTTGCTGCTGTTGCTGCTTTTGCTACTGATGCGCCTATTGCTGCTAATGCTATTGGTAGTGGCATGTTTTTGTTTTTTTTGTGTTTTTAATTGACTCTAGGTCGTTTTTTTTGTGTTATTCGTGTAGTCGTCCTTGTCGTACCTTCGTGTCCTTTTTTACTCATTTACACTGGTTTTTTTAACCTAGTGTCAATTAGCACTAATATATCAAGTAGTATTAGTGCTATTCTGCCGCGCTTCGCTTGCCTTCCACTTTGTCGGGGATCGGCAAAGCCGTCCCCT